ATGGGAATCATGCGAGGATTTGCCGTTGTCGATCAAAAACGCATGATGGCATGGTTAAATGAGCGAGATAATCAAGCGTTTCGTACGCGCCCCGGAGTTCTGTGATGTCATTTACAAGCTACTCTGATTTGCAGACAGCAATTGCTGGATACTTGGCTAGAACTGATCTGACATCTCAAATTCCAGACTTTATTCGTCTATGTGAAGTGCGTTTACGCCGTGATTTGCGAATCAGGCAGATGCTAAAGAGCGTTACAACCGCAACAACTGCCAGCGACGAAACTGTAGAACTACCATCAGATTTTCTTGAGACAAGAGACTTTGTGGTTGTCGGCAACCCGATTCAACCGCTTAACTATATGTCTCCATCATTGTTCAACCGCAATGCTAGAGCCGCTGAATCTGGAAAGCCAATTGACTACACAATCCTAGCCAACGATTTTCAGCTTGCCCCAATACCTGATGGCGCATATACAGTAAAACTACTGTACTTTGCTGCGCCAGTATTTCTGAGCGACACAAACTCATCAAATGCTTTCTTGGCAAATTGCCCAGACTTGCTGCTATATGGATCATTGATTGAAGCCGAACCATATTTGATGAATGACCCAAGATTGCAAACATGGATCACCATGTTTAACCGTGGAATCCAGTCACTGACCAAATCTGATGAGCAAGGTCAGTATTCTGGAGTTCCACTTGTGATGACAACCACTACGAGGTAAATCATGGCTGAAATGAGCAATTATCTTGAGAACGCGCTTATTAACGCGACTCTCCGCAATACTTCTTATACAAGTCCTGCGACTGTATATCTTGCGCTCTATACTACAGACCCAACCGATGCTGATTCTGGCACAGAGGTAAGCGGCAATGCTTATGCTCGCCAATCAATTACATTTGGCGCGCCGTCTGATGGCGTTACTACAAACACTGCTGCAATTGAGTTTCCACAAGCAACTGGATCATGGGGAACTGTTGCCTATGTAGGAATTCGTGATGCTTCTACTTCTGGAAACCTGCTATATCACACAGCATTGGATGCGTCTAAAACAATCGCAACTGGTGATGTTTTCCGTGTAGCTATTGGATCGCTATCTGTAACCTTGGCATGAAATGGCTGACTTACTGCCACCGTGGTCAATTGACTCGCTAGATCAATTAAAAGCGAGCATTGATGACTTAACGCTAACGCTTGATAGTCCTCTCTACGAGACATCAGTAACGCTTTGGGATGCCTACGGTTCAGTAAACGCAACAGCATCTGTTTCAGCAACAGCAACACGAGTTCAGTTTGCTCAAGCAGACATATCTGCAACTGCTACAGTCACAGCAGATGCAACAAGGGTTCAGTACGCAAGCGCATCTATCACAGCAAGCGCAACGCTATCTGCTGAAGCATCAATAATTCAAGAGGCATCTGCAAGCATCCAAGCACAAGCTACATTTTCTGCATTGGGTGGAATTGATGCAAATGGAAGTGCAAATGTAAATGCAAATGCAACTGTATCTATATCTGCAAACACTACGTTTAATGTAAGCGCAAATATAAATTCTTACGCTTTACTTTCTTGTTCTGCTTTGGGTGGAAATTGGTCAAATGTTGTATTTAATGACAACACATGGACTATTCAGATTGATACCGAAAACATTTGGCAAGAACAATCTAATGGAAATAACACATGGCAACTCAGCGCATAACATTTGGCGAATGGATGCCAGATCAACCCGGAATAAGCGGTGCATTGACTGACGCAAATAATGTCGTATCTCAGGCTATTGGATACGGGCCTCTACCAACGGCTGCAACATTTTCTGATGAAGCATCCGAGAATCTTATTACTCTTGTAGCAGGTAAGACCCCATTAGGAGAAACCGAATTATTTGCTGCTGGGAATACAAAAATATACGATGTTTCCGGTGTTGGCGCGCTTACAGACGTTTCTAAGTCTGGTGGATACACTCCAAACTCTTATGATGATAGATTTAGATTTACACAATTTGGCAACGTAATCATTGGAACAAACTTTAGCGATCCAATGCAATCCTATACGCTTGGAACATCAACTGCATTTGATGATCTATCAGCGTCAGCACCTGTTTGTAGATACCTAACGGTTGTTCGTGATTTTGTTGTTGCAGCTTTTGTAGATGTGTCAGGGACAATCTATCCAAGCAGGGTTCAATGGTCTGACATCAATGATGAGACAAACTGGGTTTCTGGCTCAACAACGCAAGCAGACTACCAAGACCTTCCTGATGGCGGTCAAATCATAGGAATCCGTGGTGGTGAGTTTGGAGTGGTTTTCCTAGAAAAGTCTATTTATAGAATGAGTTATGTAGGAACGCCATTTATTTTTCAGTTTGACAACATCTCAAGGGGCAAAGGATGTATTGCTGCTGGCTCTCTTGCACAGCTTCAAGGTATTACATTTTTCTTGTCTGATGATGGTTTCTATATGTGTGATGGTCAGTCTATTACACAGATTGGAGCAGAAAAGGTTGATAGGTTTTTCTTTAATGATGCAGATGAAGGTCAATTTGGCATGATGAGTGCTGCGGTTGACCCCGTTCGCAAACTTGTAATTTGGAACTATCTTGATAAGTTCCAGCAAAGAAAACTAATCATATACAACTTCAAAACGCAGAAGTGGACACACGGAGAAGCTAATTCTGACTACATTTCAGACGCTTCAACTGCGGCAACAAGCATTGACGATTTAGATTCAATTTCTGCAAGCATTGACGCGCTTGAGGTTAGTCTTGATTCAATTCTTTATGTTGGTGGAAAATACTTCCTTGGTGGAACAAGCGGAGCGTATGTTGTTACATACAACGGTCAGCCAGCAACAGGGCAGATCATCACTGGCGATCTAAGTCTTGGAGGCAGATCAACCATCACTCTTGCAAGACCACAAGTCGATAATGGTTCAGCAAGTGTTGCAATTGCAAGCAGGGTTCTTCTTAGCAATGAAGTCAGCTTTGGTTCTGAGATTGCAGCAGATAGCGAAAACAGAATTTCACTAAGATCAAACGGCTACTATCACCGGGTCAAATTGATACCATCTGGCGACAACTGGAAAACCGCTGTTTCTGTTGATGTTGACATTACACAGCAAGGTGTTCGTTAATGTTTAGAAATCTACCTGTTTTTGGAGGCGATCCACGGGCGATTTCTGAAATCGTCAATGGCATTATGAATGGCAAGACAAACAACACCGGGACAATTACTCTTGCTACTGGTAATGCCACAACAACAACGCTTTATGACGAGCGAATCAGCCCTGACAGCAAGATCATTCTGATTCCATTCTCCGCTGCGGCTTTTGCTGATTCAACGCCATATGGCTCTTTTCAGGATTCGACTGACCAGACTGCCGCATCTACAACAACTGCTTACCCAGTTAAATTAAATACTACTGATTTTGCCAATGGCATTAGTATTGTTAGCAATAGTCGTATAACAGTTAATAGTTACGGCATTTATAATGTGCAATTTAGTTTACAGTTTGTTAATGCTGACACGCAGATTCAAGATGTAGATATTTGGTTCCAAAAAAATGGGACTAACATTGACAACTCAAACAGCCGTTTTTCTGTTCCAAATAGTCATGGCGGAGCGCATGGTAGCTTGATTGCTGCAATGAACTTCTGGGTTGAGCTAAGTGCAAACGACTATGTTGAGATCATGTGGTGTACTAGCAGCACTCAAGTTTCAATTGAGCAATTGCCGACAGCAACTAGCCCGACAAGGCCAGCAACACCATCTGCGATTGTGACTGTCAGCTTTGCGTCATCAAACGGTACAAACGCTGCTGGTGATTATTCTGTGTACGCAAGTGCCCAATATAAGGGTTCAGCTACTATTACACATTTTGCCAACTCAGTTTCAGATAAGACCTATGCGTATATTGTCATTGGTTAATTTTTACACTAAAATTGCCACACGGATCAACCGCTGTGGAATCCACTAATAGGAGTGAATAATGGCGGTTACATCCACAACTTCAATTGATCCAGCAGTACAGCCGTATTTAACATACGGACTTGGAGAGGCGCAACGCCTATATCAAACTGGTGGCCCTCAATACTATCCGGGGCAGACCTATGTTGCTCCGTCAACAACAACGCAGACAGGGCTACAAGCACTTGAGCAAAGAGCAATGGCAGGAAACCCATTGCTTGCACAGGCGCAACAGCAGCTTG